GCGTATTGATATCGTACTCTAAATTGTACACCCTCTTCATTTTCTCCATCTTGTTCACTCTTTGAATTTGGTCTAGCAGTTCCAGTTGTTGCTAAATTCCAAACTTTTGACAATACAGATTGTTTAGGATTGTTTAATTTGTTTAGTTCCTCATTTAATTCATCTTCTGCATCATAGTCTACCTTTCTTTCGTCAATCAATTCCCAATTATCTAAATCCTCATCCTCTCCTAATTGTTCTAAATCAGAAAACACTTTTGACATCTTTACACCAGTCTCCTCTTCTCTTGTTTCCTCATCTTTTACGTTTTCCAAATCAATGAATTGCAGAGGTTGTAAGGTCTTGAAATAAAGGTTTAATGATATATTATTAAATGCTAATATCTTATCAAAGGCATCCGTTAAAAGCTCTTGAAATGGTATAATAACTGTATTATTCATCAATATAGAAGCAGTCTCTAATTCTTCTGCATTATTACCAAATCCAGTAGAATCTTTAATACCTAATAGCATAGGAGATACAATCCTATGAGCTACCATTATTTTCTTCTGTGATTCATCACTTAAAAATTGGTATTGGTTGTGTGCATCTGATAATTGTACTGCTTCAATTGTTGCAGCACTTTCTTTATCATCATTAAAAGCAAGTATGAATTTACCAGCATTAGACGATCCACTAAATTTTTGCTTTATCTTGTTTTCAACTAACCTTTGTTGCTCTTCATCAGGTACTCCATTATTCATCGAGATTAACATACTAGGAGCAAGACCATTTTGTATATTATTAATATGATAGTTAGATACTTCTTCTTCTAACTCTGCATATTGTAACCCTCCTTGATAGTCTGGAGTACTATAATAGTACATCCCAGCTACATAAGGTTTAACATATAGTATCTCAATAGGTTTTGGACTATTTGAAACACCAAAAGCTGGTATTCTTAAAGGTTTATCACTTGGCTTTATGTTTACCCAGTCTGCATGATAGTAATACGCTTGTACTTCTTTATCGTCTGCACTACATTTCTCAGCTCTTAAAGTCTCAATAGGTATATGTTCTACTTTCTCAATAGTCTTTTTATCCTTTGAGTAAATTACTTGCATAGCACATTGACCAGTAAGTTTTAAATCATACGCAAACTTTCTTACATCATCTTTTTTAAATAGAGATATCATTCTTGCATATTGCTCTGGTCTCCTTGCACTATCTGTTGCATCTAACCCTCTACCGAAAATCAACTGAGAGATAGAGTTAATACAAGCATTGTTTGTAGCACTTCCGTTATATCTATCAATTAAGAATTTAAAATAGTCATTGTCAGCACCAAACTCAATCCACTCTTTGTTCTTATTCTCTACAATCTCTGGAGAGGTGTAAGAAGATAAATTAACAAAAGATACAGAGGATTTACTTTTGTTATTTATGGTTGGTTTTGTTTTTCTTATGTTTTTTCTCATAATATTATAAAATCATTATTACCACCATCTTCTTGTACATACTCGTTTTTGTTTACTGAGTAATGTTCGTTGTTAGATTGGTCAGTTGATTGGCTAGTACAAAAAATCTTGTCTCTATAAATGATGTCTTGTCCGTTATATACTTTTAAATCATAAAATCTACCCTCTATTAAAGTAAACACACTAGAAAGCTCTAAGTAGTTTTTGTTTACAGTTGCAGTAGGTGTTATCTCTACCTCTGAGTTTGTACTATCATCTCTTAACTTAATTGTTACAGATGTAGCATATACTCTTGGTATAATTTTAATCGTTTGTGAGTTTGTAGATGGTATTAAGTGTTTCATCTATTATATAATGAAATTTTTAACCCTTTTTATTAATTTGTATAAAAAAAAAGAGCATTCCCGAAAGAATGCCCTAAAATCAAATCAAAAATGAAAAAAACTATGCGTTTGGATCAATTTGCGTTGCACTTGTATCAGCAGTTATTACGGCTGGTGTTACAAAATATGCTGCATCAGTTTCTTGACCTTCTAAAGTTAAAGTGAATCCACTTAAATCTCCCATAGCAGCACCAGATACAATTGTTCCTCCAGTTACTTCAGCTCCGTGTTCTAAACCTACCATAAAGAAATTACCATTATAATCTTCTATTGCAACGTGAGGTCTTGCAGTAGCTAAAATTTTAATTTCTTCTTGTGTTGCTTTATCTAAAACTGGTAATGTTAAATTTAAAGTTTGTGTGTAAAATGTAGTTCCGTTTTCTCTTGAACTATTAATTGTGGTTTCTAGTGAAGAATTACCTTTGATATCAAATTTGAAAAAGGATGGTGTTCCAGCTAATGCAGTAATTTCTCCAGATGCTATTGTAGTTGCTCCCAACGTACCATAATCTGCAAAATATACTGCTTTTAAGCCTCCAACACTACTTTTACAAGGTAAAGCTCTACCAGATGTAAGTAAACAAGCCATTGTGTTATATTTTTTTAAGTTATTAAAAAAAGGGTAAGCAGATGAACTACCTACCCTTTATTATTATTTTATAGATTATCTTATAATCCTAATCCGTAAGAAACGATATCTCCAACAATAGAATATTGTACTGCTGCTGAATATTTCATTATAAATCTAACATTAGAACTTCCGTCTAAATCTGACATATCTAATACTTTTACTTCGTTGTGGTCTGATAAAAGTCCAGTCCCAAAGAATAAGTTAGATTTCAAAGTAGCGATTACTTTGTTGTCAGCTAATCCGTTACAAGCAACAACTTTTACACCATCAAAATATTGGATGTCGATGTCTTGGTTGTTTCCTTGTGCGTTTACACCAGCAGCTCCTAAACCTCCAGCTTGGAAACCTCCTAATGCTCTTTTGTAAGCTCTAAAGATGTTCTGAGATACATACATAAATAACTCATCGTTACCATATAAAGAACTTGGAATAGCATCTACAACACTTCCTAACTCAGCAATTACATTTGCAGCAGTTACTGCTTGTCCAGTAATCTTTTTTGCTCCAGTATGTCCAGCATCAGCAGCTAATAAAGTTACGAAACCATCAAAAGCACCAGCTCCATCAGTTCCACTCCAGATATCTTGCTCTGTTTTTTGTGCTACCTTCTGAGAAATTCTTCCGATAAAGTAATCAGAGAAAGTTTTAGGTAGGTTATCATGAGAACTGAAACCCATTGATTCAGCTTCCCAATCAGAACGGAAATTGTTTACACATAATTCAAGATTTACTTGAAGTTGTTTTGGTTCGATTACTCTTTCAGTCAACGTTACAGTTGATGTATCAGAGAAATCACAAGTAGCATTAGCAGTAATACCATCGATTGATACCACTTTTAATACTTCTTTAAATTTTACATTTGGTTTTACTTCGATTAAACCATTTGCGATTGTGTTACCACTTAATAGAGCTGCTGAAACGTATTTTCCAGCAAATTCTCCAGCATAAGTGGAAGTAATACTTGTTGTTGTAGCCATTATTTATTTATTTATTGCGTTAAAAATTCTATTTATTGTTGTGTTCTTATTCCCTCTTTGAGAATAAAGATTTAATTCTTTATTATCAGATGAGTTTTCTGGAGTATGTGTAATTCCTTCTACTTCTGATAACTCTACTTTTTCTTCAACTACTACCTCTTCTGCAACAACTTCTGTTTTAGAAAGTTTTAGTTCGTTGATCTCAGTTCTTAGTTTTTCAATTTCTGAGAAGAACATTTCTTCTGATATTGATTTAACTATTTTTTTAGGAGTAGCTTCTTCCGTTGCTAACTCTTCTTCTGCAACTGGTGCTTCTTCTGCTGGTGCTTCTTCTTCTGCACTTGCTTCTTTGATTTCTCCAATTACTCCTTCTTCTGATACTACAATAGTTTTGCCTTCTGCTTCGTACTCTCCAACTGGTACTGCAACTCTTTCTTCGTCTGCAACAACGAATACTTCTGCACCAGCTTCAAATACTTCAGCTTCTAAGACTGCACCATTATCTAGCGTCATTTGCTCTAGCTTCACTTGTATTCCAAGTAATGTACGAGCCTTGTTTAATAATGTTTTTTCTGCGTTCATATATTTAGTTAATTTAATTTTTTAGCCATTGCTGCTGCTTTATCCGACATTTTTTGCACATCATCTTTCCAATCAGCCCAAGCATTCATAACTGTTTGTGCAAACTTTACATCTGAATTTCCAGACATATCTACCCCTAATTCTTTACCAGCAGCTTTTATATCCTTTATCATAGTAAATAAATTTACAGATAATGGTATTCCCATCTTACCATCACTTGAAAGTGATAAGAATTTCCTTGCTAAATCCGATGCTTCTCCAGTAAGTTTTTTATACTGATTTTCATATTTTTGCCCAGCCTTTAAATCTTTTTCAACTTTTTTTATACCAGCCTTTAATTGATTAAGATTAGCCAACTCAACTTTCTGCGTTGCCAATTCTGTTTTCTCTGCTTGTGCTAGTTTTTTAAAAACTCTATTCTGCGTGTTCATGTATATATAATGATTTTATTAAGTTATTTTGTATTTTCGTTTTTAACTTTCTTCGGTTTTTCTTATTTTACCGATGCCTTGCTTCCAATATTCAGGAGTTTTACAATCTTTTTTTGTTTCTGTTTTACACTCTATTGAGTAGGTGTTTTTACATTTACAATAAACTGCTCTCATTAGGATAAAAGTTTTTTAAGTTCTGCTAACTGCTTTTCTTCTAAATCTTCTTTTAACTCTTCATTAGGTCTTTCCATTTTATCTGCGAAATAACCTTCAATAGAAAAACCTTTTACTTTGCCAGTCTTTACATAGTCATTCCAAATCTCATCATTCTCAACTTTTACAGAACCCATCCAAGTGCCTACTGGTACATCTAAACCATATAAAGCAGTCTTGTCTTTTTGTTTGTCTTCTACGATCCAAGATTCTACAAGTGTTAAATCTTTTAATTGGTCTTTGTGTTCTAATGTTGCTTCGGATTGGTTTCCGTTTTGTAGATATAACTGAGATGCTTTTGCTATTGTCTTTTCAGAAAAGAATATGTAGTATTCATCTTCTCCAGACTTTCTGTAAATAGGTTTCTTTGGTATAAGTAAAGCACCCATTAAAAGTCTTTTCTCTTTATTTATTTCAGCAAGTTTTATTTCTTGGTTGTTAAGTGCAATAAAATCTGATTCAATTGCTGGGTTTTCAACAACAGAAATAGCTTCTACTCCTATTGCTTCTTCATCATCTAAAATAAGTTCAATTAGCTTCATGTATATATAATTAAAAAGTTAATACTTTTTGTGTTTTTAATCTCCTAAACTTGCATCATCAATTATATTTCTATCCATACTCTGAGCAGTTGTTACATCGTTTGCTACAACATAAGCTTGTACTGGTTGTTGTGATTGCCCTCCAATAGCAGATGCTAATTGGTTTGTATCACTTGCACCAACTACATTGAATGATGGAGGTGTAGATGCTCCAGTTGGAACAGATGGCTTTGGAACACTACTAGCACCTCCTCCAGATGGATTTACACTTTTTATTGATGCTATATTTTTTAAAGCAATTGCACCAGCTAAACCAGCTGATATTGCTGGGTATGCTGGAAAGGCTAATGTTATTGGAGATTTTTGTGCAGTTGTATAAGCATTTTGAACACCTTGAACACCACTAATTGTTGCACTTGCAATAGCCATTGCTTTTCCTACTTTACTATCTTTACCAGCTAATTGAGCTATTTGATTAAAAGTATTTTGTGCATCTCCAAGAGTTTGTTGAGTTCTTAGTTGTTGCAGTTTTATTTTTTGATTTTCTTTTTCTTCTTGTCCTTTATCAAACTCATCATTTAACACTTTTAATTGTGTTTTGTATTCTGTTTCTGCTGCAAGTAATCTTTCTTTTTTTATTGCATCATCAGTAATTTCTCTTTCTATTAATTCTCTGTTTAATTCATATTGTTGCTCCAGCTCTAGTCTTTCTCTTTCTATTTCGGATTTACCAAAAAGAGCAATCTCATTCATTATTTCTTTCTGCTCTCTTAATAAAGAATTAGTATTTGTCTGCTGCTCACTTCTAAAACCAGTTATTTGTGCTTCAATACCAGCTTGTTCATTAAGTGCCTCTTGATATGCTTTCTGTAATTCTATATTATCTTTATTCTTTGAAAGTTCAGCAGCAGCAGATGCAACTGCAATAGCAGCATTTTCTTTCATTGCTTTTTCTTGTTCATCTAAAACTAAAGCAAGTTCTTCGTTTGCTTTTATTCTTTCTTCAATACTCTTACTTTCATCATCTCGTATTTGTCTTAATTGCTCTGCTTGTCTGTCGTACTTCTCAACTAATCCTTGATTTAATACTGCTGCTAATTCTGCTGACTTTGCTAACTCTACATTTCCTTTTGCAGCTTTTATAGTTTCACTTGCATAATTTGAAATAGCTTCAGCACTCCCTTTAACAATCTCTACACCTTTATCAAAAGAATCATTAACCCCAGTTAAAACATCTACATACTCTTTCCCAGCATTTTTAGCATCTTCTAATGCACCAGCAAAATCTCCACTAAATACTTTCTTTACTGCACTTGCGATATATCCAAGAGTATCTAAAAAACTTTCAAATCGTTCTACAATGTTTGCCTTTATACTTGCTCCTAACTGTTTAACACTTTCTAATGGGTCATCAAAAATAGCTTTAAAAAAGTCTGTTACTTTTGTTCCATTGTTTATAATAAAACCAACAAAATCATTAAAAGCAATACTTAGAACTTCAAATGTTGTATTAAAGAAATCAGCAGCTTTTTGATTCTGCATAAAAATTTCTTTTAGAGTAGCAAAAGCAGCAATTGCCAAACCAATACCAGCAGCCTTTATCGCATTTCCAATACGTCTTACTCCTTTAGCTGCTAGACTAGAGGACTTCTCTACCTCTTTTAAAGACTTAGCAGTATCTTTATTTGATTCTGTGGTTGTTTTGTTTAATTTTTCAACACTTTTTGCAACACCATCAATTCCTTTTAAGGCTTTGTCTGTTTTTGCTTCTAGCTCTACAATTATTTTTTCCATTCTCTTTTTATTAATTCTTTAAAACTATCTGGAAACTTATTCTTTCCTTTTGCTATTTGTACTATGTCAGACTTGCAATCTGTATCTTTTAGTAACTCTAATATTTCTTTTATCATTATGACGTTGTTACATTTATAGTTGTTGTTGTTGATACATTATTATTAAAGTCTGTTGCAGATACTCCAAATGCGTAAGTTGTTCCACTTGTTAAACCAGTTATTGTTACGCAATAAAATTCTTGTAATGGTGTTGCTGATACTCTTTGTATAAGTACACCATCCTGATAAACAGAGTAACTTTTTACACCCACTCCACTACCATCACTTGATGCTGCCCAACAGAAATTAACTGTACTTGTTCCAACTATTGGTGTTCCAATTACTGGTGCAGTTGGAGGTGTTGTGTCTGGTGGTATTGCTGGTGCTGGTGGTGTATAAATATCATTCAACAACTCTAAATCAGATTTACCAGTAAGCATATTTGTCTTAATGCTATTGATCTTGTAAGTAGTACCACTAATATTGAATCTATCTGCTAGTGTATAATTAAGTAATATTCTTAAAGGTAGATATGCAGTTACTTTTGTTAGTCTGTTTGTTACATCAAATACGTCAGAAATATAATCACTATGGTATGCCTCAAATAAAGTATCTGTAAAATCATTTGTTGCAGTATATTCGTTTATCTCATTATTAAAATTGATATTATACTTGCTTGTTGATGATGATAATGCAACACTATTTGAGGGTACATTATATAGCGTTACTTCTGAATGGCTACTTGTAGTATCTAAAAAAGATATGCTATTACCACTATTTAAAATTGGATAAAACAATAAAGGTTTACCATAATAAGGAGCTTGATTGTCATCTACAAAAAACCCATACTGAATTGATGTTAATGTATCAGTATTTGTATCTATTAATCTTTCATTTTTTAATTGTGAGAATGGTGTTTTAACCTTGTATATTTTACCATCTAAATTTTCTCCACTTGTGTATTCTGTCTTTGCCCAAGTCTTATTGAATAGTTGTGAATGTTTAGCAGCTAATAATGTTTTTGTATCTCCGTGTTCAAACGTTATTTCTTTAAATGGTAAAGCAACATTAACAGAGCTTTTATCTCTATCAACAAACTCTGTTACATCATAAGAAACACCACCAGCATAATAGTTATCTAAAGTTTTTACAATTACTTCATCTGTATCATTATCAATATAAGATGTTAGATTAAACATTTTAAAAATACCAGTTAGAAAGTCTATTATTTTCAAGTCTGGTATCTGTTGAGTGATAATAAAATCAAAAGCATTTGTATGAGAAAATGCAGCAGATGTATAAGTATTAAACACTTCTAAACCAGCTAAAAGTTTATATCCAATATCCCAAGTTACTTCTGAGAATGTAATATTCTGAGCTGATTGTATGATAACATTATAACTTCCTTGTGATGTACCTAAATCATCTTTTGTTATATCTAAATCTCCAGTCACACTTCCACTATTGTAAATCTGTGCTCCGTTTAATTGTACAGAAACACTATAAGAAAAACCACTTGTTGTTCTTAGTTTTAAATCTAATTTACTATATCTGCTTGGAGTACCACCAACATATAATGTAGATTCATTTGACATCAATGTAATGCTTAAACTAGGAGTTGTAGTAGTCCAAGTATTAACCAAAGATTCTACTTCTGTTGCAGTTGGAGATTCTACATAACCTTTCTTTCTATGCAACCACATAAACAAATTGTAGTAAGGTGTATTTGTACTTGTAAAGAAATCATCACTAAAAGAAATATTATAGTTTGTTTCTATTGCTTGTATAATAGTATCAATTCTTATTGCAAACTTTAAATCATCCCAAGATACTCCGTGTAAATTAGCACCACCTCCACTTTCATAATAAACATTACCAGATTCATTTGCAGATGAATTAGAGTTATAACCTAATCTTTGAGTATGTGTTATTAATGGAGTTATAATATCGCTTGTTGCTGGGTTTGCTTTTAGTTTTGTTTTTACATTAGCAGCATTATAAACAAGTGTGTTTGAATTTAAGTCTGTTAAAGCACCTAGTTTATCTTCTCCAAGTAAGTCTTTTAATGTAACTGTATTTCCAGTAAACCTAACCTTGTAAGATGATGGTACATTGTTTTTTAAATCAACACCTTCAAGTTTTATTTTACCTTTCTTAAATTTTAAGTGATTTAATTCTAAGGTTGCACTTACTCTACTTCTACCATCAAAACCATTTGTAATACTATTGTTATAATAGTGTTTAAATATTTTATTATTCTCTTTTGTTGCTGGTAATGTGAATGTCTTTGAATAGTCTGTAAACACTTTCTGAACGTCTTTTACGTTCTGTATCGTTTGTGTTAGTACAACACTTTCATCATCAAATAAATCTACTCTCTGACCTTCTATGTATAGTTGTATTTTTTGCATTTATCTTATGTCATTTAAAACATTGTAAGAATTATCAAACTCAATTGTGTATTCAACAAGTCTATCATTTACACTTGTCTTGTATGTAATATTGCTTGTCTTTATATTGATAGGATATACTTGATTACTTGAGTTTGTGATCCATACCTTCTCTGATAACATCATCTGCTTAAACACCTCGTTGTATGATTCATTTACAAAACCACTACTTAAAGAAACTGATTCTTTTGCTACGATATTGAAATCTCTTTTTGTATGATTGTATGTATTGTAAGTGTTGCTTGATGTTAAAGTGTTTGCTTTGTAGCTTTCTCTTTTAGTAGTCATTTTCTCAACTGACTTTTTAAAGAAATATAAGTCTTGTAACACTCCAAACTTGTTTATAAATGTTGTCTTGTATGGTGTGAATTTACACTCGCTTAATATTGTTATTTTTATAGTTGATGTTTCTGAGCCAGAATCACCAGTATATTGTATTGTTGCCTTTACTGCTTGGTTGTCATCAAAAGTTGTGTAAACTACTTTATCTTGTGATTGGTCTGATAAAGTAAATGTTTCAGAATCTAATATGCCATTATCTGAATCGTAAATTTTAGCAGTTACACTTCTATCTGTTTGTATTGGTATCTTTATTTCATCTCCAGACTTTATAATCATTTCGTTGTTGCTCATTAAAAAGCCTTCATATTCAAAAGAATAGTTTGCACCATCTTCAAAATAACCATAGCTATCAAATGCTAAGTCTGTACTTATTGTTTGTGATAATTGCACACCATTACCATCTTTTGCAGTTAGTATTGTTCTTACCCATTTACAAGATTGTTCAGCAGAACCATCATAATCTCCATTAAAAGTTATATCTAAATAATCCCTTATAAGCTCAGATATTTCAAAAGATATTTTAGTTGTGTTTAGTATTATCTTTTTACTTAAAGAATATGTAGGTGTACCACTATATCCAGTTGTTTCATTACCAGTATAAATCTCTATATCTAAAGTAGCAGTTGCTAGGTTAGCATTTGATACAGATAAAAAGTGAGGACTTCTTGTATTAATTATTGCCATTCGTTGTAAATTTTAGTAGTTCTTCAACATCTAATTTGTATGCTTCTATTATGTCTTTATCTAAATTCTTAAATGCTTTCTCAAATGGCTTAGTAAAAAACAAACTTGGTTTAACACCCTTGTTGTAAATACTTCTTGTAATTAAAAAAGCAGTAGATTCATAACTCATAAACCTACCAGACTTTCTGTCTCTAAACTGAAACCTTTTTCTTCTTACCCATTTATCAATACCCTCTGTTAATCCTCCTTTTTTACCTCTACCACTTCCAAACTTAAAAGGACTATTAGGAGCTTTATTACTTGATGTCTTTCCTTTTACTCCTTTGTCTTGGAATATACCATAGTCCTCCATTAGAAAACTCATAGAGAAACTATTAGGACTTACGTTTAAGTCATAGTCTAAACTATTATAAAGTTCTTTAGAGCTATTCTTTTTGCTTTTTGTTAGATTCGTTCTTGATTGTTGAATAACATACTTAGCAAATCTATTAAGCTCTTGTTGTACGTTCTTTAACATATATTGATATCATTATTTATAAGAACATCAAATGTCATTGCCCAACCAGCCATTTCATTCTCAAACCGATCGTAGAAAGGCTCTAAACTTGGATTACCATCTAACTGGTATAAGTCTTGGTGTAATGTACCCCCTCTTAAAACTTGTGCTAGTTTATTAAGTACTGCTAATTGTGTGTTAAGTATATCTTGCTCATTATCGTTACCTACAAAAATATCTACTACTGCTTCTTTTGAAACGTCTACAATATCCATAGACAAAACAGACATACTAAAACGCAATACATTATCCTCGTTATTTACATTATTTACAATGATGTGTGATAAAGGAAACATAGTCTGCTTAGACAAATCAATTTTAGTGATGTCTCCAGTTGTTACTGTATTAACATTTACATCTGCTAAGAGCTGATTCTTTATTGTTTCCGTTACTTGATAAAACCCTTTCATTAGAACTTACTTTTTATTTGTTGTGATTCCAACTCTGCTTTCTCTTTCATGAATGATAACATTGTAAAGCATTGATGTATATTTAGTTTAGTGATATCTTCAAATCTTGTAATATCTCCGTTAGCGAGACCATAAATTGATTGATACCAACCCCATTTGTTTCCGAAGTTAGCTGCTCTTGAAACTCCTCCACCTCCTCCAGATT